GGTGCCGAGACCTTGGCATCAGAACAGTATAATTATGCCCGCCGCGTCGCGCTGGGCGAAATCGACAACCCGGCCTATCTGCCTATCCTGTTCCAAGCTGAACCTGACGATGATTGGCAGGATGAAACGGTATGGCATCGCGCCAACCCCGGTCTTGCACATGGCTTCCCGTCCATCGACGGCATGCGCGGCTTGGCGAAAGAGGCAGAGAACAAGCCCGCAGACCGGGCAGCGTTCCTGCAATTCAACTTGAACGTTTGGCAGGCCAATAGCCGCGACCCGTTGTTTGATATGACGACCTATGATGCTCGTGTGTTTGAACCGGACTTTGACGCGCTAGCAGACCTTCCCTGCTATCTTGGCGTTGATATGTCTCTCTCTGGTGACTTGACCGCGGTGGTCGCGGCTTGGCGTCATGATGATGACCAGATCACGGTTCACCCTTGGCTGTTTGTGCCCAGTGATGACCTCAAGGGCCGCGCTGATCGCGACGGGCTGCCCTATGAGGAATGGCGCGACGCTGGCCTGATCTTTGTGACACCCGGCCCAATCATCGACGCTGGGCTGATCGAAGACCAGATCAGGGAGATATGCGCGACCAATGACGTGCAGGAGATCGCCGTGGACCCGCACCTTGCTCGCCGCTTGATGCAAAGCCTGCATGATGACGGTCTGCCCGTGATCGAATACCGGCAGACCCCGCTGAACATGGGTGTGGCTGCCGGTGACCTCGAACGCACGGTGAACGGTGATCTGATCCGGCACGCTGATCATGCAGCGCTTCGCCAGCACTTCGACAGCGTGGTCGCATCACGCAATCCGACATCCGGGCTGATCCGCATGCACAAAGGCAAGAAGACTGACCGGATCGACGGGGCTATCGCCGCCGCGATGGCTGTGTCCCGAGCCTGCGCCGCTGAAACCAAGCTGAGCAAATACAACGCACCCGAAGCCGAAGGGCTTTTCATATTCTAAGGATACTACCCCATGTCTGACCTTCCCGGCCTTGTCGTCGATATAGAAGCCCGCATCGACAAACTCGAAAAAGGATTAAAGCGCGCCAACGCTGCGCAGAACCGCGCCAGCGACCAAATGGAGCGCCGTGCCCGCCAGAGTGCTGACAAGCTGCGCGACACCTACGGCAAGGCCGGTGACAGCATCCTTGCCACGTTCAAGCGCCTTGGCCCCGGCTTGGCCGGTGGTCTGGTGGGTGGCCTGACCGTAGGTGCTTTGTCTGGTTTGTCACAGAACCTTGGCCGGATCGTAAATGAGACAGCGCAGATCGGGGATGAGGCAAAACGGGCAGGGGTCAGCGTTCAGGCCTTGCAGGAATGGAAGTTTGTAGGCGCGCAGAACCGCATCGGCATTGATCAGATCGTTGACGGGTTGAAAGAGCTGAACCTGCGGGCTGACGAATTTGTCGTTACCGGGCAGGGCGCGGGAGCCGAAGCGTTTGCCCGCTTGGGGTATGGGGCTACTGAACTTAAGGCCAAACTGGCAGACCCTTCCAAACTGTTGCTTGAGATCATCGGGCGCATGGAAAGCATGGATGAGGCTGCGCGGATCAGGATCAGCGACGAATTGTTCGGTGGATCGGCTGGCGAGCGCTTTGCCGAGCTGGTCAGCCGTGGCGAGGCCAAGTTGCGCGATACCATCCGCGCCGCAAATGACGCCGGCGCGGTGCTGGACAGCGAACTGATCGAAAAGGCTGCTGAACTCGACCAACGCTTTGCAGCACTGCAGACACGCGCCGATGTGTTCATGAAATCGCTCGTGCTCGGTATTGCTAAGGCTATGCCTAAACTTGGAGAGGTGCGCAGTCATATCGACAACCTCTTCGATAATCCGCGGCAGGGCAGCGCGCTTTTGGGCGCGGGTATCTATGATGAGCTAAACCGTGATGCCCGCGCGGTAGAGACGCACCGCACAGAGATTGAGGCGCTGGCAAGTGCCTATGATGAAACCGGCTATATCGCTGAGCGCAATGCGACCCGTCTTGCCAAGGTCGCGACTGAGCTGCGCACCATGGGTCAGACCGATGCAGCGAACGCAATGGACCGGGTAGCGACCGAGATGCGCAAGTTGGTCAACGATCTAGCAAGCGGTGCCATCGGCGCGGATGAGTTTGAACAGCGGCTGGCGGAAGTGAACGCCATCGACGGTGTTGATTTTGGTTATGTCATCGGGGGCCTTAGCCGCTTGGTGAAGGCACTTGCCACAGCGGCGGCGAACGCTCGTGCCCTGCGCGCGAGCCTGCCCGGTGCATTGCCGGGTGGTGAGACAGTTGCGCCGTCATACATGCACCCCGGCCCGAAGTCGCGCAATGGCTACCGCGCCGCGACACCCGGCTTGGCGGTTGGCACATCTCTGCGCCCTGCGCTACCGAGCGTCGATGCCAGCTTTGGCGCACCAGAGCAGGTTTCCGGCAGTGGTGGTGGCAAGGGCGGCGCTGGTGCGCCGCGGCAGAGCGATCTTGAACGCGAGATCGAGAATATCGTGCTTGAGACAAATGCCCTACGTATCGAGGCTCAAGCCTTGGCCGAAGTATCCGGTGCACAGCTTCGCTATGGTTACGCAGTGGAGTTTGCCTGCACTAAAGCTGAGCTGCTGGCGGCGGCGCAACGTGCTGGCGTGGAAGTGACGCCGCAGCTTGCCGCCCAAATCGACACACTAGCCAAGGAATACACCGTCGCGGGCAGTGCAGCTGAATTGGCGGCGGACAAGATCGAAGAGGTTCAGAACGCCAGCGGCGCTGGTGCAGACCGGATTGCCAGCGTATTTGAGGGCATGGCGTCCGGTGCAATGACGGCAAAACAGGCCGTGGGTCAACTGATCCTTGAGTTGATCAAGCTGGCGCTCAAGAAGCGGCTGC